CTGCCGATGAGGTCGGGTATTGACCTCATAGGAGCCCACCGTGGCAGAGCCTACCGTCAACCAGTTAGTCGCAACCACCCTCAACAACTACCACAAGCAGTTCGCCGATAACGTCTCCAACTCGAATGCGGTCACGGCCCTCCTGCGCGAAGGGAACCGGGTCCGTGTGATCGAGGGCGGCAGGTCGATTGCCTGCCCGCTGACCTACGCCGAGGAAACCTTCGCGTGGTACACCGGGACCGAACTGCTGTCCCGCGCCACCAAGGAAACCATCTCCGAGGCGCACTACGACCCCGCCAACGCTGTCGCCTCGGTGACCCTCTCGGGCCCCGATCTGGCGAAGAACCGCTCACGCGAGCGGATCTTGAACTTGCTGGAAGGCAAGCTCGACAACGCCGAAGCCACCATGAAGAACAACATCACCAAGGCGGTCTACGGCGACGGCACGGTGGCGAAGTCGTTCGCGGGCCTTAAGGCGTTCGTGACGCAGGACGGCACCGGCCTCGTCGGCGGTATTGATGCCGCGACGTGGACGTTCTGGAAGAACCAGTACCAGCAGGTAGTTCGCGCCACGGGGCTCCAGTATCCGGCGCTGAAGGCCGCGATGAACGCGCTCTGGATGAAGCTCATCAGGGGTGCCGAGAAGCCCGATCTGATCGTCGCCGACGGCGAAATCTACGGCACCTACGAGAGCGGGCTGCAAGAGAACCAGCGGTATGCCGATGCCAAGCTCGGTGCCCTTGGCTTCGAGACCCTCAAGTACAAGTCGGCCCCGCTGGTGTTCGATGGTGCGGCGACCGGCATCACCGGCGCGTACTTCCTCAACACCAAGTACATGAAGTTCGAGATTTACTCGGGACGTAATTTCGAGAGCCTCGACCTTCCCGACCAGAGCCCCGACATGGACGCGGTGACGCGTCACCTCGCCTTCATGGGGGCGCTGACGATGTCCAATCGCTCGATGCAGGGCAGGCTCTGGGCCTCCGGAGCCTGACCTACATAAACGGCGGCCCGTCTGCGGGGAGCGCGGGCCGCCGTTTTCCTTAGCTCTCCCCACTGGAGCTACGATGTCCGATACCCCGACACTTGTGAGATTTTCCCAAGGCTGGGAGCGCGACGGCAACGGCCCTGACGGACTGCCGCTGTTTCGCGAGACCATCCGCGTCCGCATGGACCGGCCGCCCTACCTCTCCATCGAACGCGAGGCCGAAGAGGAAGACTTCATTGACCACCCCGGACCCTACGAACTCTACAAAAAGACCTGCGAGGCCCGCAAAACCATCGTGGGCTATCCTCTCGCGCTTTGGCCTGCATGCCCGCCCCACATCTTCCAGATGTGCGCCGTCCGCGACATCCACACCGTCGAGCAGCTCGCCCAGATCGTCAGCAAAAAGCGCCGTGCTGAAGCCCTCAAGACCATCCCGCCCGACGTCGTCGAGATCGCCGACCGCGCGGTGAAGATGATGGAGCTGCACGGCAAGGCGGGCCAGTACGAAGCCATCGTCACCGATTTGCAGGGTCAGCTCGACGCGGTGAAAGAGCAATTCCAAGAGGCGATCACCACCATCGCCGCGCAGAAGACCCTGATTGATGCCCTCCGGTTGAAGGCGGCTGCCTGATGCCCAGATTGCTGACTGTCGTGGACGCCGTGTCGGATGCCAGTCTTGAGATTGGCATCGTGCAGCGGCCTGTGGGCAACGTCGTCGGCACGGCGGATCAGGACATCGCGCAGATGGCGGCGCTGCTCCAAAACGTCGCCGACGAGCTACTGATTGATCCGCCCTACCGCGACCAGCTCGGCGACGGCAACTGGCTGGTGGACAGCGGCGGCGTGGTGTTCAAGTCCCGTCCCACCTCGGACAGCGACATCATCCTGTTCGACCCGCGCCTCGCCGTCGATGGCCTCAAGTACCGCTTCCTGAAGGCCAAGGGCCTCGAATACGGCGAGGAGCAGCGCGACTTCATCGCGCGCCTCAACAAGCTGGCGGGCCGCAACGCGCCCGTCATCGACCTCAACGATGACCCGGGGCGCGTCCAATGAGAATGATGCCCGGGTCATTTTTGCCGCTGAAGAACCGCCGGGGGACGCCGACCCGCGCCAAGGGCCGACCGGCGGCGAAAGTCTCGCATTTCGGGGCCCCGCTGAAGGGGCTCTCGCGGGCCTCCGAACTCACCGAGGGTGACCCCCTGCTCGCCTCGATCCTGACCAACTGGATCGTCGAGGACGACCGCATCACCGTGCGGCCCGGTTACAGGAAGGTAGGCCAGATCGCCGCCTACACACCGATTTCGACCATCCTGCCGTATTACGGCGCACCGAATAAACTGGCCTTCGCTTCCGGCGGCAAGTTCTACGATCTTGCTGGTAATCAGCTCGCGGCGTTCTCGGATGGCTGGGGCAGCGATGATTACGCGTGGACGTCCTTCAGCAACCTGTCCGCCATCGACTACACGATTTTCGTCAACGGCTTCGACGGCGTTTGTTCGTGGGACGGCACCAATATGGTCGTCGAGACCGTGACGGCCCCCGCAGGGGAAACGTGGGTCAACCCGGCCAAGTTCGACAAGGTGCTGTCGCACATGAACCGGCTCTGGTTCGCCGACAACGAGAACCTCGCGGTGTATTACCTGCCGGTGCAGCAGAAAAGCGGCACCCTGTTCATCGTGCCGCTCAACGCCATCTTCAAGCGCGGCGGCCACATCCGGGGCATCTACACATGGTCGATTGACGGCGGCGTGGGCCTCGACGACGCCATTGCGATCTTCTCCAGCAATGGCGAGGTCGCGATTTATTCCGGCGTCGATCCCGCGACTGATTTCAAGCTCGTCGGCGTGTTTCGCTTCGACGCCCCGATGTCGAAGGACAGCATCTTCAACTTCGGCGGCGACCTCTACATCATGATTTCCACCGGCCTTGTGCCGATGACCACGATGATCCGGGCGGAAACGGAGCAGCTGGGAAAAGCCGACCAGAACGTCATGAAGGAGTTCGAGGACCTCACGCGCAACTACCGCGACCATTACGGCTGGCAGGTGATGCTCAACCACCACACCAACCATGCGATCTGCAACATGCCTATCGGCAACAAGAAATACGTGCAGATGGTGCGGAAGATGCCGGGGCAGATCTGGACCAAGTGGACCGACGTCCCGGCGCGGTGCTGGGGTTGGATGAACAACCAGACCTATTTCGGCGACGACAGCGGCGGCATCTACATCGGCGGCCAGCAGTACCTCAACGACGACGGGGCCCCGATCAACGCCGACGTGCGCTTTGCGTGGAGCAACTACGGCAGCGTCTCCAAAAAGAACTTCAAGATGGTGCGGATCTACTCGATCACCGACGGCCAGCCGCGTCCGTTCATGGATCTGGAGGTGGACTACAACAACGTCGCGCCGACCAACCAGCCGGAAGTCACAATAGGGCCCTCGGGCGGTGCGGTGTGGGACACCGCGACGTGGGACACCGACAGCTGGGCGCAGGTCACGCAGCCGAAACAGAACTGGCAGGGCGTCACGGGCCTTGGCCGCGTCGGCGCGGTGCGGGTCCGCCTCAACATTTCAGGCGCGACGTTCTCGCTGACGGGTGCCGATGTCCTCTACGAGCTGGGAGGGCTGATGTGAAAACCTTCTTCGGCGACCTCCCGAAAGACGCGCAGGACATGCTGACGCGGCACCTTCGCGTCGATTTCACGCAGTGCGACTTCAAGGCTCCGCGCTGGTTCTCAGCGTGGGCCCGCAACGATCACGGCCACATCACCGGCATCTTCGCTATCGAGTTTCCGTACTGGTTCGAGGGCCGGGTGACGATCATGGTGCTCGACCCCCGCTGCATGTCGAAACGGACATTGCGCGCCATCTTCACGGCGGCTTTTTCCCAAGCGAAACGCCTCACTGCCGAAGTCGAGCCAGACAACTACCGGGCGCTTCGGCAGGTGCAGCGGCTGGGCTTCATTTACGAGGGTTATCGCCCGCTGGGGCTCGAAGGCTGCCGCGACACCATCGTCTACGGGATGCTGCGCGAGGACTGCAAATATCTCCCCGGCTATGACGGCCCGGTGCGGCGCGCGATCACCGGGCAGCCGCCGGAACACATTTACGAAAGGGTGCACTGATGGACCAGCAACCGCCCGGCCCGTCGCTTGAAGAACTGCTGGCGGCGCTATCCGCGAAGAACCTCGACGCGGATAAGGCCCCGCCGCCGTCGCCGGGGCGGGACGCGCTTGCGGCCATTCTCGCGCGTGTCAACAAGCCGGGCGGAACGGTGCGGGGCCCGATGGCTAACATTGGCGTACGAGGTTAATCATGGTCAGCCAACCTTCAGCCCCCAATCCCTACGCCACGGCAGCGGCGCAGAACTCGCAGAACATGCAGGCGAGCCAGTACAACAGCGCCGCCAGCAACGCCAATGAAGTCAATCCCTACGGCAGCGTCAGCTACCGGGCGATGGAGCAGGTGCCGATCTACGGTGACGGTGGCCGGATCACGGGGTACGCCCCGCGCTATGAGCGCACTACGACGCTCTCCCCCGACCAGCAGAAGCTCTTGGGCCTTGAGACCCAGAGTAAATACAACATGGGCACGACGGCCGTCGAGCAGTCCGCCAACCTGCGCAACCATCTTCAGAACAACCAGCTCGATCCCTCGAAGTGGCAGGCGTGGCAGACCGACCTGAAGAAGCAGGACCTGCGGCAGGACGCGGGCCCCACCGACCGGGCGGGCATCGAAAAGAATATGATGGACAGCTACAACCGTAGCGTCAAAGGGCAGGAAGCCGAGCAGGAGGCGCAGCTCGCCGCCAAGGGGCTCTCGCCGGGCGGACAGGGCTACGGCAATTACCAGATGCAGCGCGACGACAACCGCGCCGAGGCGGCTCGCAAGGCGTACCTGACTTCCGGAGATGAAAGTCGCCGCGCTCAAGCCGCCTACAACGACGTCTCGACGCAACGCTACAACATGGATCAGAGCCTCGCGTCATATTACAACAACCTCCGTGGCGGTCAGGCGCAGGAAGCCTTTGCCATGCGCAATCAGCCGATCAACGAGATCACGGCGATGATGTCGGGCTCGCAGGCGAGCATCCCGCAGTTCTCGCCGTTTCAGGGCTCGCCGATCCAAGGCTCGAACATCGCCCAGTACATCAACGACAACTACAAAGCCGAAAGCCAAGCGGCGGCGCAAACCAACGCGGGCATCTTCAACATGGTCGGCGGCCTCGCCAAGATGGTCCCGATGCCTTGATAGGAGACACCAATGGGTTCGAGCGGTGGAGACGGCGGCGGGTACTACCCGGGAATGTTCGGCAACGCGACCCCGCAGCCGGGGCTGCCGATTGCCGGGCAGGGCGCGGGCGTCAATCCGCAGGAATACGGCAAATTCCAGAGCTTCCTGCCGAATGAACTAATCCACGAAAGCGGCCCGAACGACATGGCGACGGGGCTCCGCCCCGACATGTTCAAATTCAAATCGCCCAGCGGCGTGGTGCAGGAGAGCAACACCAGCGAGGATATCGGTGCGTTGCGTGATGCATTGGCGGCGCTGACGGCGAAGGTGAATACGCCGCAGCAGGGCAACATGTTGGGTGGCGGCGGCGGCTTCCGGCCGTGGTCTGACCCCTTTGCTCAACCTAATGGGCAGCGCATGGAAGCGGGGGGCTGATGGCGGGGCAATATGCATTGCCCAAGAAAACACCGCTCTCGGCGGGCAGCCCCGCCGTGTCGCCAAGTATGGTCGCCGCGCACCAGCTGCTGGAAACTTCTGTCGCCGCGTTCGCGGCGAAACACTTCCCGCAATATGCCAGCATGATCCCCGCCAAGTACGCCAATCTGTCGGTCCGTGAGGCTCTGAAGGGGGCCAGCTTCATGGAAAAACAGATGTTCATGTCGAAGATCGTGCCTGCGCTTCCGAAGGGGGTGACCGTTGCCGACATCGAAAAAGCCGTCAACGAGCCTCCGCCCCCAGCTGCAAAGGCTGCAACTCCAGCACCAGCAGCTGCGGCTCCTGCGGCTCAAGCTGCGGCTCCAGCAGCAGCGGCAGCGGCTGCTGCACCAGCTGCAACAGCAACTACAGCAACTCCATCACCTGCTGGCGCGGCTGCGGTAGAAGCAGCGGCAGCGGCCGACCGGGCGCAGACGGCGTCACGCGCCGGGGGCGGCAGGACAATCAACGAACATTATCGCAAGCTGCGCGCACCGTTCGCTGCCGAACTGCAAGACCCCTCAACCCGGCGACTGCTCAAGGGGATCATATCCGCCGAAAATCCCGGCGCGGGCTCGGCGGTGGCCGAGAGCCTGATGAACCGCACGGCGATGGTCAACGAGGCACGCGCGGCCAAGGGCCAGCCTCCGCTGACGCTCAAGGCCATGATCCAAGGAGATCCTTCCATCGGTGGCGGAAAATCGTTCTACGGCCCGGTTCGCACCGG